CTGCTATCTTTTAGGCGAACATATTTTGCCAAATCAGATTGTGATGCCGTTGAACCATCACCCATTCCAAGAAACTGTTTTGCTCCTTGATATGATGAGGAAATGGCGCCACTGATTTTAGAGAACAAACCTTGCTCTTGAGCAGGTGGTGCGGTTGTTTGTGGTGTTGATGCAGCAATAGCCATTCCTGCTGCAGCTCCTGCAGCTGCTGCTGGCGCAGCTGCACCTTTACCAACTTCACCAGTACTCTTTTCTGCCTTTTCGTCATACAATGCTTGCTCAGCTTCACTGAGTGCAGAAAATTCTTGCCATAATTGAAACAAATCATATGCAAGCCAAATACTACCAACAACAGTAACTGCAGTTCCAACCCATCCTATAAATGGAACTGTAGCCAATCCACCAGCAACAGCCAATCGCGCACCAATCTTAGCAAACAAACTTGGTGCTTTCTTCTTCACAAAACCAACGAATAAACTCCAGACTTTTGATTTCGCATTCTTCACAACTGCAGTTGATGCGACTTTCTTAGCGACAACTGCGCCACCCACAGCTCCACCAACACCAGCTGCAGTTGCTCCAGCCTCGAGTTTTATGTCTCTTTTTTGAGCAGCAATTTGATCACCAACCGTTTTCTTTTCTCCTGGCGTTTCTGCAAGCCCAGCTTGTTGTTTTAGGAATTCTGGATCAGCATGAATTAGATTGGGATCGCGCATTGAATCGACTGCTGAGTACGCGAGATAACCACCAGCAGCACCTGCGAGTAGTCCACCCAGTCCGAGCGCACCACCCATTCTTCCACCACGACCCCTGCTACCACCACGACCACCCTTTCCGCCTTTTCGCCCTCGACGTTTATTTCTTCCACCACCTGGTATATTATCCAAAAGGTCTGATGCTGAAAAACCAGCATCATCTACCATATCTTCAACATCATCTCCAATATCATCAAGTTTCTGATGGATGGTTTTATTCTTAGTCATCTCACCAAGATTTTTCAGGATTCCTTCCATAGAATCTGCAATTCGGACCATTGGGTCTTCATCAGCACCAATTGCTTTTCCTAAACTCTCGCCTCTTTTCAATTGAACGTCTTTAGCACTGACCATTTTATCAGTAGCAGTTTCTTTCCATCTACCACCGCCAGCCATTCTAGGGTCGAAATAGAATTCAGACTTGGCAGTTGCTGAAGCAGGAGTTGATTTGTTTCCCAAACTTTTTCTAATTACTAGAACATTCTTTTGAATGCTCATTACTGCTTTCTTTAGCGACGAGAATTCTTTAGATGCCTTTTCACTTTTCTTCGCGTAGATCCCTTCTTTTTTATCTTGATCTTTTTTATATTTGTCGAAAAATGCTGAAGCCTTCTCGACATCTTTATCATCGGCTCTTGCAAATCTTTTTGCAAATGCTTTACCTGCTTGTGGTCCTAATAGACCTTCTAAAAAACCACCCATTTTTGCAGTAGTTTTTTCGGTTGCCAAAGTCCACTGTTCTCTAATCTCATTTTCTCTACGAAACAGTTCACTACCAGACAAACCTTCAAGTTCCTGTTTCAAAGCACGCTCAAGAACTGATGAGTCTTTTCTATCTCGACCCCTCTTCAATTGTTGAGCAAGTTTTTTGATTTGTTGATCTGAAAGGTTAGTCTTCATTTATCTTCTTTGTGCCTGCATCATCTTTAGTTTTTCGTTCTGTTCTTTGATGTAGTTTTCTAGCATCTTTACATAAATTTGTTTTTCCCACGGTATCAAATTATCTAACTCACCCAATGAATACTTGTGATGTTGCATCAAAGTAAAATTGGTCGAATAATAATTTTTCAAGTTATCATAACCAAGCATTAGTCGAAAAAATTTAGGATGCCCTCCAACATTATATGATTCGTGCCATTACACTTATTACATGTAATGTCTTGTTCTAGAATTACAGATGGCGTCGTCGCAAAGAAGTTCTTTATGCTCTTTACTTGCTCCAATGAAAGGCTATCGAAAAATTCTAGTTTTTCCTCTCGGCTAATATCATTCGCCATATACTTTTGTTCAGCATCGTAAATATAATCTAGATATTCAGAGATAATTTCATATCCACCATCTTCAAATTTAGAATCCAATAATGTCTTTGGCAAATTCAAAGACGGATACTTCATACAAACACCAACATCATTGCTGAGTTGAATGATGTTGTTATGACCTTCATCAGATCGATATCTGACATTCTTCAACTCAAGTTGGAACTCAACAGAGTTTGCACACTGTTCCTCCCCAACCATATTTGTACATGTATAAACGAGTTCAGATGTTTCACCAACAGAGTTGATTCTCAAATTGATGAAGAACATCTCAACATCGAAAATCGGTAAATTGTCTACATCGATTTCGTCAATGCAACAATTTCGAATAATCTGTTTGATGGTCTTCAATACTTCTTCCATCTCATCAGATTCTTTCGCCATCAAAAGAAGTTTTTCTTCTTTGACGAGGAATGGTCTATAACGAACATTCTTATTCAACGACTTCAAAAACACTTCATGTATTGGGTGTTCAATCTTTGGTAAAGGCATAATTATTCACTCCATAAAAAATCAATAACTTCCACTTGCTCCACCACCTGCAAATCTTCCACCACCTGGTTTGATTGGTTGTGGTCTTATTGTACTCGGAACTATTCGAGGTGGTGGTGTAGCAGGTTGTCCTCTATCACCAATAGCAGGTGGAGTAGAGCCACTTGGCTTACTATCTTTCTTTTGATCATTTTTTTCCACCATAGGATTATCAGGACCAGGTAGCCAGTAATCGTACCTAAATGTGACTGGCAAACGATGAATTCCATCGTCAGCCCAATTCAAAGACATCGTTCCGATTGAAATTGGAAATGCGCCAAATAACTTGGCATAGTAGATTCTCTGCGAGGTTTGTGTTGCTAGATTCTCGCTTGTAGCAACACCATCGAACTGACTGATTTCGATTTGTGTGCAATAATCGTCTTTATATCGAGGATTATAGTTATTGATTGGCATGATAAAATTTATCCATCGATCAAATAACTTCTTTTCCCACATATCACCAGCGCAGATAAATGTCAGAGTTATGTCTCCAAATGCAATTGGCGACGCAGCGAGTGGCTCTGGAACTCCGTAATATCGGTTCTCAGAAACATTTACGCCATATGCAGGAAGTTCTGTCGATTCGCATTGTAGTCTGAGCGGCATCGTATCTAATTGAATACCTGATGGCGGTGCAATTCTAACCTCAAATTTTGAGGTTCGAGCAAAGTCTTTATGCTTATCAAAGTGGTTTAGAAATTCGGATACTTTGAACATTATTTCTTATAGATCATCTTTTCGGTTGGTAGGAATATGGCAGTTTCCCAGTTATCTGGCTCGATATAAATGATAGAAGAACGAATATGATTCAAAAGATATCGCTTTATGCAAGGTTCAAATAACTTGTATCGTCTCGACGACGCCAACAGATCATATGACAAATTTAGACGTGTCGTGTCATCATATTTATCGTTGTTTGCGAAATCGTAGAGTCTATCGAGAAGAGCCAAGCGATTGTATGGGTCTAGATAGTGAAGATTCATGGCTAGAAAACCATCCGAGTACGTCTCCATCGGAATCACGAGTGGAAACTTGTCCCACACAGGAAGAACGTCTTTGAATTTGGGATCATAGTGATAGAAATACATTCTACCAACGAAAGTTTTACCCGAAACTCTCTTTGCGTCGTTGAGAATGTTGGAGCGATTCGTTGGCATTCGAAGGGCTGTAACCTTCTCTCGGAGCCAAGCCTGAGCCGCTGATGTTCTTGGCTGAATGCCCTGCGCGCGAAGTTGAGCCGAAACCTTATCGAAGAGAGAAGTTGACATTATATTCCTAGATGTTCCTCGGTGATGACTCTAAACTTCCATCCCCTTTCGTTACAATATACGTCGGCTGCTTTCCATTTGGCTTCGTTCACGCCCCATGTCATGACTTCGTTGATGTACTTTCGAGTAATCTTAGTTTTCTTCACAGGAGGTTGAGACTGACTCTTGGGTTTTACTTCCAGAATCATAGCCTCTCTCAATCCATTCTTATTCAGAACACGAACAAAGAAGTCAGGGAAATAGCGATGCCAACGATTGTCCACAGGCGATAAATATGGTATTACAATTTCTTCGTTAGACCATTCAACCACGTTCGGATTTTCATCTAGGTGCACCATAACTCGGCGCTCCCATAGACTACGATACCAGATGTTCGTTGGGTCACCTAAATATTTATTGGTATTTTTAGGACTAAATTTACCACTATAAGCCATACAACTATTTATAGGGCTATTCGATGGCAAATCAACAAGCATCTCCAACAGACGCTAAAAGAAGCGCGCAGGGAACTATTACTCGAGATCCCACTGGAGAACAAAGAAAGATAGAAAAAGATAATTATAGTTTTGAAGAATTGAGATTTCCAATGGATATTGGGAATAGTGAGAAGCGATTACATTGCATCAAATTCACACCATGTATACAAGAAAAATCTTCTTATCAGGTAAAGTCTAGTTTAGAACTGAGTGCTGCGGATAGAAATCGAGCTGCTGGCACAGGTGCTGGTTCTGCAAATCCATTCACTGCTTTACAAGCATTAGGTGTTGGAGCTGGTGTTACCTTATTAGGTGGAGCAGAAAAAGCCATTTCTGATGGTGGTGATATTGCTGCAGATGTTGTAAAAGCATTTGATGGAAATGCCCGATCAAAAGCCAGACTCGCTGGTGAGGCTGCAGGAGTAGTAGCAGGTGGTATTGCTTCTGGTGTTATTGTTGGTTCTATCAATCTAAGCCGCAAAACTCGAAGAGCCGCATCATCAATCTTTTTGTATATGCCAGATACAGTCACGCTACAGCAAGTCAATGACTATGATCAAGTCAGTTTGACAGAGGCTCTTGGTAAGGCTGGATTAGTTGCTGCAGCTGGTTCATCTATAAAAGAAGGATTGTTAAGTTTAGGGAGAGAAGGTGGTAATTTGGGATTGGGTGGTGGTGCAAAAGCAGATACAAAGGCTGGTGGGCTTGCTGAAGTTGGTGGTAAAATTGCAGAAGCAACAGGAAACTTTGGCACTGGAATAACTGACGTTCTTTTATTCTCTGCAGGTGTTGCATTGAATCCACAAGTTGAACTACTCTTCAAGAATATTCAGAATAGAGAATTTATGTTTGATTTCAAATTTGCACCACGCAATCAAAAAGAAACTGACCGAATTCATGCAATCATAAAGAAGTTTCGTTTCTATGCAGCACCAGAAGTTCCAACATCAAGCAGTGGTCGTTATTTTATTCCACCTTCTGAATTTGATATTGAATTTCAAATTGGCTCCCAACCAAATAAGTATTTGCCCAAAATATCAACCTGTGTTCTCCAGGGAATTGATGTGAACTACGGTAGTGCTGGGCAATGGACCGCATTTAGAGACGGCGCACCAGTAGAAATTTCTATGCAGCTTCGATTCAAAGAAGTCGAAATTATGCACAAGAAACTCATCGAGGAAGGTTACTAATGAAATACTTCGAGAGTTTTCCAAAAACCTTATATACATTTGATAAAAACACTATCAATATAAACGCAGTTACAGATATTCTCGCAAGAAATACATTTCTTAGAGACATTGTCGACAATGTAAATCTTTCATATGAGTACAACATAAAAGAAGAAGATACTCCAGATATTCTTGCAAGTAAGGTTTATGGAGATTCGTATAGAAGTTGGGTTATTCTTCTATTCAACAATATTATGAATCCAAATTACGATTGGCCACTAAGAACTTCTGTGTTGGACAAATACATCGAAAATAAGTATGGTATGACTATAGAAGAAACAAGAAGTATAGTTCATCACTATGAGAAAGAAACGACCACAACTTCTATGTACAATGGTGTGATGCTAAATGAAACTAAAGAAAAGTCTATCATTAGTGAGTACGAAGTGAACTATACGTCAAACCGATTGACACCACAAGTCTCTCTTCCAACAGAGGCAGACACCTCTCTTACAATAGACTCAAAAACTGCAGTTTATCCTGAGTATATCTTATCGATTGTTACCAAACATAAAGCAGTATCAATTTATACATTCGAATTTGAAGAAAACGAAAAGAAAAGAAGTATAAGATTATTAGATCCTGTTTACGTTGATCGTGTTGAGAATGAATTTAGAGCATTGATGAACAATGGCTGATGCAAGTAATGCCGAAGGAGTTTTTGGTTCTAAAGATTTCAAAATTGAAAGTTTAGAACTTATAAATTCAGGTGGACAAACTTTAGATCTAAGAGAAATATTTGTTGAAATGCAAATATGGCAAGATATCTATTCCAGCGTAATGTATGGTGAGATTCTTATCAATGATGGTAATGATGTTTTTTGTAACTTCTATATGGTAGGAAATGAGTATATAAAGGTGAGTATCGATAAACCAGGATTAGGTCGTCCATTACAAAGAATATTTCGAATCTTCAAAGCCTCTCAAAGAGCTCCATCTACTGATTCTGGTCAAACGTATACATTACATTTTTGCTCTGATGAGATGATCTCTTCTCAGCAAATATTGGTCAGTAAATCATATAAGTCTGCTAAGATTCGAGATGTTGTTAGCGATATTCTGCTCAAAGAACTCGGAACTGAGCCAAGCAGAATTGCATCATTAGAGCAAACTTCTGGAAACTTCGATTTCATTATTCCGAATTACAGACCATTTGAAGCAATTCAATGGGCAGCTGCAAGAGGATATGATCAAAAGAAGTTTTGCTATTTCTTTTTCGAGAATAAAAATGGTTTCAATTTGACTTCACTACAAACATTGATCAAACAGAAGCCATATAAAACATTGAAGTATGAGTTGAAGAATAATGAGCGAGATCCTGCAAACAATAAAGATTCTATCGATAACTTGGATATTCTAAATGATTTCGATATGCTCAATTCTATTCCTAATGGTGCATTTGCATCGCGTATGCTTATGATTGATCTATTCAATCAAAGTTACAATTTTGCTGATTATGATCTGACTTCAGCAGAAAGCCAACAAAATCTAATCAACAAATTCAAGCCAGTAAATAGTTTCAAGAATTCTAAAAATCAAACTTTATTTGAGTCTAAAGAGTCGTTTTTTAGAACATACTTGGCAATCAATGACACCGCATCAGAAAAGAGCAATGATATAAAGAATTGGCTTTTGCCTCGTGCAATGCATATGATCATATTGAATCACTTTAGAATTAGAGTAACACTTCCTGGCGATATCGAAATGAAGGCGGGAGATGTTGTAAACTACGAATTCCCTATGTTTGAATCTGCAAACAAGGAAGGTAAAAAGTTGGACAAAAAACGAACAGGTAAATATCTTGTTGCTGCAGTAAACCATAAATTTTCTAATGACATTTTTGAAACAATTGCTGAATTGGTCTCTGACTCTTACGCTGAAGAAGTTCCAGGCGCCAAGGATGGATTGAATAGATTATCAAAGAAGGGTAAGTGATGCCAGGAGCAAAGAAAAATTTTATTGGACTTGAGGGGTTCATCTGGTGGATTGGTGTCGTAGAAGATCGCCAAGACCCAGAACAACTCGGTCGTGTACGTGTTCGTTGCTTCGGGTGGCATACAGAGAAAAAAGAAAAGATTCCAACTGATGCACTTCCTTGGGCGCAGCCTGTTCTTCCAGTCAACAGTCCAAACACTTATACACCAAAGGAAGGTGATATGTGTTTTGGGTTTTTTGTTGATGGAGATAATGCTCAAAACCCTGTAATTGTGGGAGTTTTCCCAGGAAAACCAGATAAGAAACCAAACTATCAATTCGGTTTTAGCGACCCAGGAAACTTGAGTGGTCGTCCAAAGAAGCCAGATGATTCAGCTGAAGCCTATCCAAAATCCAAGTACCTAAAAGAATCAACTGCGAATCGATTGTCTAGAGGCAAAAGCGATTCTACCATTATTGCTACAAGAAAAAAGAATTTGAAGAAAGGTGTAAAGTCTGCTGGCGGTGTTACCTGGAGCGAGCCACAATCATCTTTCAGTCCGAAGTATCCTTACAATAATGCTCTCGAAACTGAATCAGGACATGCTCTAGAGTTTGACGATACGCCAGGAAAAGAACGAGTACATCTTGCTCATAGAAATGGATCGTATATTGAGATTGACACAGATGGTAATCGAATAGAAAGAGTACAGAAGGATCACTACACTGTAGTCATGGGTTCAGATTATGTTTACATCGACGGTAAATGTTCAGTCACAGTAGGCGGCGATTGTAATCTAAAAGTTGGTGGCAATATGAACATCGAGGTTGGGGGAAACTACAATCTCTCTGTCACTGGCGATATTCGCATGAAGAGCAAGAAGTTCTATGCTGAATCAACTTCTGATATGAACATCAACGCATTGGGTGTCGCAAATCTAACAGCCAATAAGAAGTTGAGTTTGAAGGGCGCAACTGCAGCATTGCAGGGCGATACTGTTGACATTCCAGCTGCTCAAATCAATATGCAATCTGGCTCAGCAACCTCCGCAGCTGGAACTGGATTGACAGGGGGTGGCTCAACACCATCTACAGAGGATGCAGCAGAAGCAGCAAATACAAACGCTGCAACAGCAGCATCAAATGCTGCGACAGCAACAGCAAATACATCAGAGCTGCAAGAAGTGACAGTAACTGGCAAGAAAGTTGAATCTGGAGGATTGAGTGTTGGTAAATCGCTCAGTGGTATTACTTCTTCAATCAGTAACGTATTCAAAGATCTAAGTTCTATGGCAGACGGATTGATTTCCAACTTCGTTCAAAATTCTCCATTGGGAGAGTTGACTCAAAAGGTTGCAAACTTCGAAACGAGCGTCAATGGATATAAGGGCGATATCTTGAACCTAAAAGGTGGATTGAAGGAAACTCTAATTGGTAAAATAGATGATGTTGCTGTTCGTGCTGCTGGTAAAAATATTGAATTCAATGTTGATCCAGATCTAAGAGGAGCTGGAGCTGTACAAGAAACCATAACTAAAATTGGTAAAAGACTATTCCCTAAAACTGAGACATTAGAAGAAGTTCAAA